AATGGCAAACAGCATGAAAGAACTCGGTCGCCTCGGTCAGAAACGATACGGCGGCTTTTTTTACGAGGAATTCCTGAAGGAGCTGCAGGGCAGAAAAGGCATCGCGGTCTACCAGGAGATGAGCGAGAACGACGATATCGTCGGCTCAATTCTCTTTGCGATCGAAATGCTAATACGCCAGGCTATCTGGGACGTGCAGCCAGGAGGAACCACACCAGCAGACGAAGAAGCGAGAGATTTCGTACTTTCCTGCATGGACGACATGAGCGATACCTGGAGCGATACCGTCTCGGAAATCCTCTCATTTTTAACCTACGGCTGGAGCGCTCACGAAATCGTTTATAAGCGACGCTGCGGCAAGCGAAAAGACCCGCGCCTTCGCAGTAAGTACACAGACGGTCTCATCGGCTGGCAGAAGCTCCCCATCAGAGCGCAAGAGACGCTCTACGAATGGCTGTACGACAACAACGACAATATCGTCGGCATCGTTCAGAACCCGCCTCCGGACTTCGGATTGATAACCATCCCGATCGAGAAGCTCCTGCTTTTCAAGACCAAGAGCCGCAAAGGCAACCCTGAAGGCCGAAGCATTCTACGAAACGCATACCGCGACTGGTACTTCAAGCGCCGCATTCAGGAGATCGAAGGCATAGGCATCGAAAGAGACCTCGCCGGACTTCCCACAATGACAGCGCCGGAAGGACTGAACATCTGGGACGAAGAAGATCCGGAGATGGTCGCAATGCGAGCAGCTGCAGAGCGCGTCGTTCAAAACATCAGACGCGACAGCCTCGAAGGACTGGTCGTGCCGAACGGCTGGAAGGTGGAGCTTTTGAGCACCGGCGGACGCCGACAGTTTGACACCAGCGCCATCATCGAGCGCTACGACAGCAGAATCGCCATGACGGTACTGGCGGACTTCATCCTGATGGGCCACCAGAGCGTCGGCAGCTTTGCGCTTTCCAGCGACAAAACGAAGATGTTCAGCATGGCGATCGGCTCATACCTCGACATTATCTGCGAAGTTTTCAACAACGTCGCAATTCCCGCCCTTATCGACATAAACGGCGACCATTTCGCAGGCATCACGGACTACCCGCAGCTGACACACGGCGACGTGGAAGACGCGAACCTCGAAAAGCTGGGCAACTTCATCCACCAGATGGTAGGATGCGGCGCTCTGATCCCGGACGAAAGCCTGGAAGACTTCATCAGAGACGCGGCCGGTATGCCGGAACGTCTCGAAGACTGGGACGACAAAGAAGACACCGCAGCCAGCGACGGCGGCACCGATCCGAATGGCAACCAGAAAAACCCCTCAAAGGCACCCAGCACCAACGTCTCCCCGGATGACGACAACCTCGACACCGAGGAAGAAGACGCAGAAGACCTGGAGAAAGCCAAAAAGGCACGCCAGAGGCTCGGAAGGAAGGCGAGACAATGAAACATACCCATAAGCACAAAAGGCTCGCCAAAGCCAAAACAAGGAACCAGAGGAACGCCCTGCACCGACTGAACTCATTCCTGAATGCGAATCAGCGGAAGCCGGTGCGCCTCCTCATTACCATGTGGAAGGACCAACAGCAGGCTATCACATACAAACAGCTGCGCGAAGCAATTCTCCTCGGCTATATGACCGAGGAAGAATTCACGAACTGGCAGAACGACTACGTGGCCTTTTTCAACACCCACCTCAAGCCGATAATGGAAAGCGCTGCCTTCAAAGGCGGCAAGGAGATCGCGGCCGCACTTCTTAACAACCCCGACCTCTATATGCCAATGACCACCGGCATCGACAACTGGATAACCGTCCACGGCGCCGAATGGATCACGCAGATGAGCGACGAAGCGAAAGAAGCGGTCTCCAGTATGGTCCATTACACCGCAAAAGGACACATGACCGTTGACGAACTCGCCCGGATCATCAGACCGACCATAGGACTGACAGAACCCCAGGCGCTCGCCAACGCTCACTACTACGAGAAGGTCAAGGCGAAGCTCATGGAGGATAACCCCACCATGAAGGAAACCACCGCAGCCAAGAGAGCCAGAGAAGCGGCCGCACGGTACGCCGGAAGGCAGCACCGAGAACGCGCACAGATGATAGCCGAGACGGAACTGGCGTATGCCTACAACAAAGGCGCAGACGACGCAATTCACCAGGCGCAGGACGAAGGACTGCTCCCTCGAATGAAAGCGGTCTGGAGCACAGCGGCCGACGAAGGGGTCTGTGAAATATGCGGCGCCCTCGACGGCGTCGAAATAGACCTCGGCGACAGTTTCGAGTACCCCGGACGTTCACTCTACGGCGGACAGAAGCAAACGCCACCGGCACACCCGCGCTGCAGATGCGCCGTCTGCTATGAAGAAGCAGAATAGGAGGAACGACAATGTTCACATTCAAGGAGGCTCTGAAAAACGAGCCTGTCAAAAAGTCGTCCGGAGTATCCGGGCGCTTCAAGATTGCAAAATCGGATGACGACAAACGCCTCGCCTTCGGCTGGGCGAACGTTTCCGTGAGCGCCGCCGGAGAGCAGCTGGTCGACTGGCACGAAGACATGATCGACATTGAAGAGCTGGAACAGGCGGCCTATAAATTCGTGGAGCTTTACCGCGAAGGCGGAGAGATGCACGAACGCGGCGGATGCGCCGTCCTCATCGAAAGTATGGTATTCACAAAAGAGAAGCAGGCTGCCCTCGGACTTCCCGAAGGCACCGTCCCGGAAGGCTGGTGGATCGGTTTCTACGTAACCGACGACGACGTCTGGGAGAAGGTCAAATCCGGAGAATACCCGATGTTCAGCATTGAAGGAGAAGCCATCAGAGAACCGGTCGAGGAACCGACCGAACCCGCCGAAGCATAAGCTCGGCATTTTTACGATAAACCGAGGGAGCCGCACCGTCGGCACCCTTTGTTTATAAATTCAGCAAGAAAGGAGGAAAACCAGTGGCAAAATCGAAACTCAAGGACCTGAAAATCACGAAGGTAGACTTCGTGGATGCTGGCGCCAACCAGCAGGCGGACGTTCTTCTCTTTAAGAACAAAGAGGGAGCGCCTGCACCCGCAGCGGCAGAACCTGCTCACCAGAGCATGGTGAAGCGCTTCCTGGCGGGAGTGATGTCCATCGCAAAGCGCGAAGGCATCGAGCAAACGGAAATCGAGGAAATCGCCAAAGGATGCGACGCGGAGACTTTCGATGAGAAATTCCAATCCGCACAGCTCCGCAAGACGACCGACGAAATCTGGGACTTCTGCTATTTCCTGCAGGATAGCCTCTGCTCCATCGTCCGCGATGCCGACGTGGCAGCCGCCGACAAAGGTACGATGATGAGTCAGAGCCTCGCTGAATTCAACGAAGCGGTCACGGCCGCAATCGCACTCTGGGCAAGCGGCACACCCACAAAGGTGTTGAAATCCGCGCCCGAAATGACTGCCGAACAGATAGAAGTCGCCAAAGCAAGGCTGGCGGCTATTATCGCCAAATCCACCGGCACAGAACCTGCCGGAACCACAAACCCTGGCACCGATCCGGTGACCAAAACAACGAAAGGAGTCGACGAAGAAATGAAAATCGACAAGAGCAAACTCACCCCTGAAGAGCTCGCTGCTCTCGAAGCGATCGAGAAGAAGGCTGGCATTCAGGACGACGAACCTGCCGCTACCGACCCCGTGGCAAAGTCCACAGAGCCTGCGGCAACTGAACCCGCTGCTGAACCTGCAGCAACCGATCCCGCTCCTGCTACCGAGCCTGCCGGTAACGAGGACATCTACAAGGGTCTCCACCCTGCCGTAGCCGCTGAATTGAAGGCACTCCGCAAGAGAGCCGACGAAGCAGAGGACCGCGAGCTTGCAGAGGTAGCCAAGAAGTACGAGATCATCGGCAAGAAGCCTGAAGAACTCGTTCCTCTCTTCAAGAGCCTCAAGGCAGCCGGCGGCGCAGCTTACGACCAGATGATCGCCGTTTTGGACGCTTCCGTTCAGACCGTCGAGAAGTCCGGCGCATTCAGCGAAATCGGCAAGAGCACCAGCGGCGGTCAGTCCGACGCATGGGCACAGATCGAGAAGCACGCTGAAGCAATTCAGAAGAGTGCTCCTACTATGACCTGGAACCAGGCTGTAGACAAAGCCTGCGAACAGCACCCTGAACTCGTAGCCGAATACGAGACCAACAGATAAGGAGGAGAAATCATGAGCTATTTCGGAACTACTATCAACGACAGCGCCACCATCGTGGGCGCAGCCGCAGCGGCACTCGAAAACAACGCGTTTCTTGCCGCTAAATTCGACAGCAACGGCAAAATCGCCGTAGCTAACACCAAGGGCGAGAACGCCGTCGGCTTATTCCTCGCAGCAGAGGAAGGCATCAAAGCCGGCGAGGACGTAACCGTCCAGATCAAGGAGTGCGGTCTCTGGAAGGCTGGCGAAGCCGTAAAAGCCGGGGACGAACTCACCACAGACGCCAACGGTAAAGCCATCAAGGCTACTGCTGGCAATTTCATCACCGCTATCGCACTTGAAGCAGCCAACGCCGCAGACGACGTCATCAAGGTACAGATCGTCAAGGCTGGCTACAAGAACCCGGACGTTCAGAACGGCGCCGCTGAAGGCGACGGCGACGATGCGTAACCGCTAAAGGAGGATACAGACAATGAAAAACACTAACGCAGGCATCCAGAGCGCAATCGCGAAAGGCTGGAAGCCTAACAACTATTTGACAAATATGTCAATGGCGCATTTCGCCAACCCCGCAGACTTTGTCGCAACGAAGATCTTCCCGATCTGCCCTGTTGCACAGAGCTCCAGCTACTACTACAAATTCAGCAAGGCAGACCTCGCTCGCGACAACGTGAGCCGCAAGCCTGCCTTCGGTAAGGTTCAGCCTGCCGTAATGGGTCAGACCGACGACACCTACAAGTGCGAAGTCGATCAGATCATCGTAGGCATCGACCAGATCGCTACTCTCGACTTCCAGAGAGCACACGCTCCTGGCGTCGCAGATCCTCGCCGCGCAAAGGTTCGCTTTGCGACAGAGCAGATGCTCCTCCACCAGGACATCCTCTTCGCGCAGAACTTCTTCAAGGCTGGCGTATGGGCCAACGAGTGGAGTGGCGTAACCGCTACCCCTGGCGACAAGCAATTCTTGAAGTTTACTGACGCGAACTTCGATCCCGTGAACTTCTTCGACGCACGCAAGAAGGAAATCAAGCTCTCCGGACGCAGAACTCCTAACAAGCTCTGCCTCGGTGTTGATGCCTTCAACGCTTTGAAGAACCACGGCGACATCATCGAGCGCGTGAAGTACACCGGCAGCACCGCAAACCCTGCTACTGTAAACGAGCAGGTTCTCGCACAGCTCTTCGGCTTCAAGGAAGTCGTAGTGCTTGAGAGCACCTACAACAGCGCAGGCATCGGCGGCGAGAACATGGAATTCATCTGTGATCCTGCTGGCGCTTTGCTTTGCTACGTAACTGACGCACCTGCCATCGACGAACCTTCTGCCGGTTATATCTTCACTTGGGATATGCTCGGCAACGGCCAGCACGTGGCATTCGACCAGTACGAAGGCGAGAAGGGCACTCACAGCGAATTCATCGAAGGCTTGATGTCCAGCGACATGAAGAAGACCTGCGACGACCTCGCTATCTACTTCAAGGAATGCGTATAAGGAGGGGCAGACGATGAACGGCTATATTGCACTTAAAACCATTACTCTCTCCGGCGTCGAATACGCTGCAGGAGACAGCATCCCGGCTGACGCCGTTCTCCCTTCCCGCGTTCCCGCACTTATTCGCACGAAGTCCATCGCTCACGCAAATAACGAGCACCCCGTAGAAGCGCAGAAAACGGCCCAGGACGGCGCAAATGATGTCGTAGGGGTAAACTTACCCATCCAGACAGAAAACGGCGTCCTGGACCTTCCTGCAAGCGAGGAGGACATCGTGAAGGCGGTCGAGGTCATGCAGATGAACGCTGAAGACGCCGCAAAGGCAGTCGGCGACATTGAGTCGGAGACAGCGCTCATCATCATTGACGCCTGCGAAAGCAGAAAGACTGTCAAGACTGCCGTAAAGGCAAGGGCGGAAGAACTCAACGCAGCAGCTGATAACGAAGGCGACGACGACCAGGATGGCCAACAGGATCCTGACGGCGGCGACGCTGACGGCACCGGCACGGAGGGAGACACCGAAGACGGCGGTGATGAGTAATGGCACGATACACCTACTCATACGACGCCACCAAAATCGGCGAACGCGGAAAGGATAGGATGCGCTTCGAGCTCGGCGACATTATGGTCGAAGGCATGGAGCAGACGTCCGCCCTTTCCGACGAAGAGTACAACGCCATCATCCAGGCATACCCCGGCAAGTGGAAGAAGGCGAAGCTGGCGCTCATCGAGAGCATCATGCGGCGCTTTTCTTACGAGGTGGACACCGACGTGGGTCCGCTTTCCCTTTCCCTTCGCCAGAGATATGACGACTGGAAGGCGATGTACGACCAGCTGAAGAAAGAGGTCTGCGCGGCTACCGTTCCCAGCGCAAACCCGGCGGCGATAAACGGTGGTCATTACTTCACAGAAGGAATGCACAACAACCCGAACGCCGGAGGAACGGAGGCGAAAGGAGGCGGCCGTCGTGTTTTACCATAGACCTGAAAACCTCTGGAAGGATTTCGTGGTCGAGAGCAAGACTGAAAGCACGACAAGCCGAGGACGCGCGGCAAATTCCTATGATACCGAGCACCCCGAATACATCCACGCCATATTGTGCGGCGCCACTCCCAGCGAGAAATTGAAATACCACCAGATGGGACACCCGATAACCCACGTTATAAGCCACCGAGGAAAGCCGAAAGCCAAAGAAGGCGACCGGCTTATACTCCAAAATCGCGCATTTTATGTGCAGGGCGTGGACGATCCGGGCGACCAGGGACTCTGGGCAATTTACTACGCGGAGGAAAGGAGCGACGCTCACGATGGAAATCAACTGGAGTAAGCAAGAGGCGGCGGTACAGAATCGCATCAAGGAAGCCGTGAGAGACGCCAACACGAAGGCACAGTCGTGCGCCGTCCGAGCTTCCAACCACCTACGCAATGCCGCCCTGACAGTCCTTCGAGGACAGCGCAGCGGCAGGCGGTACAAAAAGCCGCACACCAAGACCTACTACACCGCATCGGCGCCGGGAGAGCCACCGGCGGTACGGACCGGAATGCTCCGCATGAGCTGGGGCATGAAAGCCGAGGGCGACGGCAAGGGCAACTACACAGCCGGAATCTACACCGACGTGCCCTACGCAGAAGACCTCGACACCGGCACACCGGGCGGAAAGATAAAACCACGTCCGTACAAAGACAAGATAATCGAGACCGCCAAGCCGAAGGTCGTCTCGGTTTTTGCAGAGCTCGAAACAAAGTGAGAGGAGGAAAGCCATGTCGATAACCACAAACACCACCGCGCCGACATTCAACAGCGCGAAGGTTCAGAAGGGCGACTTCATCAGAGCGAAATACCGCTCCTGGGAGAAGCCGCACAACGGTCTCGTAGCAAACGTGACCGAGGACGAAATCCGCGTCCTTTACGTGCCTGACATCGGGAACGTGACGAACTACTTCGTCATTCCGATCGCAGAGGTTGCAGAAGGACTCTGGACGCTTTCGGTCAGCGCCGATATGGAGACCGTGGAGACGGAGGGCGGAAACGATGACGCTTGAAGACTTAATCTACCAGCGACTGACACAGCACCCCTCCCTCATTAAGAAGCTGGCGAAATATGCCGGCAACCCGGCGGTATTCTTTCAGAGTGCGCCGGACGACAAGGCACAAGGCTGGAAAGGGCGCGTGCAATTCCCACGTATTGATTACGTCGTGGATCTGCAGCACAACCCAGAGAGAAAAACCAGCGGCTCCCTCACCCTGAACATCTGGAGCACAGAAGAAGCAGGCGTAACGCCGCCGGAGGAACTGGAGCCGATCGTGCGCCAGCTCTTATGCGGCGTTTTTCTAAAGCCGCAAGACGCTCCCCCTTATGCTTTGTCATGGGCAAGGAGTGAACCGTTCGACGCACCCAGAGAAGGCGGCGACGGAATCGTCATAGGTGCAACGATCATCTTTGACGTTTTCGCGTTCCCTTCCCAGGTCACAACGGATCCCGACCCCATTCTGGCAATAAACCACTTCGCAAAACAGCTGATACCGTGCGCCACCGTCATCGGCAAGGACGACCTCATGGCAGAGACCGTCCCGACGGAAGAAAAGCCGGCGCTTTATTTCCGACTGGAGACCATCAGAAACCAGCGAGAGACCAACACCGTCGCATGGATGGACGCGGTCATCGCAGGTCACGTCTTCGCCGGAGGCGAGGAGACCACCTGGATCAGAGCCATCGTAGACGCGCTGGCGCTGAACGGAGAGGTAACGATGCTCGACACGTCCCCGATGTTTATCACAACGCTGACGGCAGACAGCACCCTCAACGCCACATCTGCAGGACAGCTCCGGATCGGCGTCCGCTTCGGACTTTTGCGAAGGAAACCACTACCCCATGTACTGCACAACGCAAACATGGAGCAAACCAAAGGAGGCGACTAATATGGCAGCAAAAAAGACACCCGAAGTCGTCCAGGAACCGGAATACACCGTGGAGGAATTCGCGGCGAACCCTTCCGCAGTCTTCGGCGAAGCCATATCGCCCGATATCGTAACAGCAGCGCTGCGTGTGGCGGGCGTTAAGAAGACCACAAAGAGCGCAGCAAAAACCATCATCAACAAATTCAGATCGAAGGAGGTCAAGTAACCTATGGGAACTTTCACTATTGGAGAAACCAAAGTCCGCCCTGGCGAGTACCATCGCTTTGAAAATGCTGGCGGCATTCCCACCGCAGGTGCGACCAACGGAATCGTAGCTGGCGTAATTCGCGCCAACTGGGGACCGCTCAACAAGGCGGTAGTTTTCGATCCGAGCACAGACGTGAAGGCAGTCTTCGGCAAGGGACAGACCGAAGACCTCATCAGCGCAATGTTCGAGGAAGGAAACTCGAAGGGATACTTCGTCCGCTGCGGTACCGGTGGTACCTACGGCTCCATCACGCTGAAGGACAACGCAGCCGAGCCAGCTGACGCCGTGACGATCACGGCTAAATACGTCGGCGACCGCGCGTTCACCGTCAGCATCAGAGACAGCTTGACAAACGACGCAAAGAGAGAATGCATCATCTACGACGGCACTACCGAATTTGAGAAGATCGAATTCGCAAAGGGTGCCGAAGGCGGCGAAGCAGCTGCTCTTGTTGCGGCTTTTGCAGCTTCCGAAAACTTCACAGCACAGAAGGTAGCCGACGGATCCGGCGCTCTCGCCTCTGTAACGCAGTCCGCGTTCACAGCCGGCACTAACCCGACCGTAAACACCGAGGCATACTCCACCGCCCTCAACGCGCTGGAACCTCACGCCTTCAACGTGCTCTGCGTAGACACCGAGGACGTAGCCGTCCATGCGGTCGTTCACTCTTTCATCAAGAGAACCTACGCAGCTGGCTCTTACCCCATGACTGTCCTTTCCGAAAAGTCCAGCGCCGAAAACACCCTCGACGTGAGAATGCAGCACGCTGCAGCTTTCAACGACGCGAAGATCATCTACGTGCTGAACGGCGGCGAAGACACCAGCGGTAACAAGAAGGAAGGCTACATCAACGCTGCCAGAATCGGCGGCATTATCGCGGCCGTTCCTTCCAACCAGAGCGTAACTCACTACGTCGTGAGCGGCTACGCAGACCTTGCGGAAACCCTCACCAACACGCAGATCGAGAAGGCGCTCCTCTCCGGCTGCATCGTTCTGACAAAGAACAGCAGCGGCCAGGTATGGATCGAGCAGGGCATCAACACCCTCATCACTCCTTCTGGCAACGAGGACGAAGGCTGGAAGAAGATCCGCCGCGTAAAGACTCGCTTCGAGCTTATGCAGCGCATCGGCGACACCACCGACGCCCTCATCGGTAAGATCAACAACGACACCGACGGCAGAGCCGCTATCGTAGCAGCTGGTCAGTCGGTAATCGACACCATGATCGCCGAAAAGAAGCTCGCTCCCGGCTCTATCATGACCGAGGACAGCGCAAATCCTGCGAAGGGCGACAGCGCATGGTTCGTCATCGCGGTAGACGACATCGACAGCATCGAGAAGATCTACCTGACCTACCGCTTCCGCTTCTCCGCAAATTAACGAAGGGAGGACACCTAAATGCTTAATCAGAGAGGACCGATCGATACCAGAAAGGTATTGACCGGCAAAGACGGCGCTCTTTACAACGACGCAGGCGTGATGCTTGCGACCGTGGAGAGCTTCCAGGCGCAGGTTAACGTAACCAACGCCAAATACCAGCCGCTCGGCGACGCGCAGGAGCATGAAGCCTTCCAGGCTTACTCCGTAACGCTTACCTTCTCCCAGATCGTCATCGAGGACGACGCATTCATCGTCGAATTCATGAACGCTTTGAAGGAGGGCACCATGCCGAGCTGGAACTTCCAGGGGCTCATGAAGGGCAGAAACGGCTCGGAGCAGCGCATGAACTACCGTTCTTGCGTACCTTCCGGCACTATCGACCTTCAGAACGTCACAGTCGGAGACATTCTCAAGAGAGCGTGGAACTTCTTCGTAAACGAACCCCCTGCTCTCCAGAAGCTGCTCACCGCAGATTGATAACAATCGCCCCATAACAACCGGCAGGGGCGGGTAAAACTGCCCCTGCTTATTTTTTTATAACGAAAAGGAGGACACGACCATGTCTGAAACCAAGAAAAACACAGCCATCGAAGAAGTCGAGATGGACAAAGAAACCAACGAAGGTATCATGAGAACCTACGAGGACGACATCCTCGGCGGCTTGCTTGCCGCAGCTGACTACATCAACGATGAGGACGAAATCGTACCCATCGAGATCGCCAGAAACGGCGTCGTTTTGATTAAATTCCGCATCAGACCTCTCTCCGAAGAGGAGTACGTCAAGTGCAAGAACCGCCACACCAAGTACATCCGCAACAAGCAGATCGGCATCAAGATCCCCGAAGACACCGACACCGCTATGTACCGCAACGCCCTCATTTACCAGGCAACCATCCCGGAAGACCGCGAGAAGGTCTGGGACAACAAGGCAGCGTGGAAGAAGCTCGACGTGCTCAACGGAACCGAACTCATCGGCAAGGTGCTCAAGGCTGGCGAAAAAGACGCAGTCTGCGACAAGATCGACACCATCAGCGGCTACAGCGCTATGGCTGAGGAAGTCGCAAAAAACTAATACTGGCCGGAGGCAAGGCGACGGTTCTCCATCACATTTTTCAAAGGCAAGGGATAACACCGGACGAAGTGATGGCGAAACCGCCCGGCGTCCGTGCCTTTATGTTCGCATCCACCAGAGTCCAGGTGGAAGCGGAAAATAACAAGCTTCATGGAGAGGAGGAATCGTAATGGCAGCTGAAGCATTCCGAATCGAAATACCCATTCACGTCGAAGACAAAACCGACCCCGGCGTCAGCAAGGCGACGGAGAAGATGAACAAATTCGACAAGCAGAATGAGAAGACCAAGAAGCGGCTCGATCAGATGAACAAGACGAAGTGGCAGGTCGCCATCGAAGCGGTCGATAAAGTGACCAGCGTCGTGAGTAAGATCGGAACCACCGTCAGGGGCGTCGCTGGCAGGGCGTGGAGCTTCACGATGGGCGTCGTAGATAAAGTCACGGCACCCGTCAAGAAGATGATATCCGTCCTGGGCGATATGCTCGGCATTTCAACAGCCGTCTCGACAGTCCTCGCGGGTCTCTCGATCAAGAACGCATTAGAGGCGTCCGCCGAATCCTCCCGAATGCTGACACAGCTGCAAGTGTCGGCAAAGAACATGGGAATTGACGACAGCGGAATCCAGAAGATCCTGGATAAAGCCTCGCAAATCCAGCAAACCACGATGTACTCGGATGACGCAATGACCGGCGCAGCTGCCGAACTTGCGACGTACTTCGAGGACACCGAAGCCATCACCCGAATGATGGATACCGTAATCGACTACGCAGCCGGTATGTCCGGAGGCGTGGAACTTTCCACGGAGGAAATCATCGACTACACCACCAACCTCGCGAAGATGACCACCGGAGCCTACGACGCAATGACGAAGAAAGGCTTCGAGGTAACCGACGCCCAGAAGAAGATCCTCGAAACCGGCACCGACATGGAGAAGGTAGCCGTAATCGAGAGCATCATCCAGGAGAACTGGGAAGGAATGGCGCTCGCTATGAGCAACACCCCGACCGGACAGCTCACCAAGATGAAGAACTCCTTCGGCGACATCAGCGAAATGATAGGCGACAAATTATCCCCAGGGGTAACAAGCCTCTTCAGGATGCTGAACAACAAGATGCCGACCATCTCCAAACTCCTCGAAGGCGGCGCAGAAGCAGCCGGAGCGTGGCTGGAGGAATTCATGCCAACGCTTGAGGACTGGATCGACAGCGCCATCGAGTGGGTGGACAATTTCGGAAAGCGCGTAAGCGAAGTACTGGGCAGCGACGAATTCAAGAAAGCTGACTTCTTCGGAAAAGTCAAAATCGCGTGGAACAAGATCATCGCGGAACCCTTCAGCGAATGGTGGGAAAGCACCGGCAAGGCGTGGTTCGCGGAGAAAATGAACGGAGTCGGCGAAGCCATCGGCTCCGGACTTACAGTAGGACTGCTCGCACTCCTGGGAATCGACCTGGACAAAACCCTTCAGGACGGCACCAGCGTGGGCGGAGCGTTCATCGAAGGCTTCAAGAAAGGCTTTGACACCGAAAAAATCACCGAGGCATTGAAGGAATGGGCAGACAACAACAAGGAAGTCGTGATAGGCATCGGCGCCGTGGTAGGTTTCAACCTTATCACCGGAATCGCCGGCAAGCTCAACGACCTGATCTCCCTCTTCAGAAAGGACAGCGGCGGATCCTCCGCAGCTGACACCGGAGCGCTCGGCTCAATGACGGTAACAAGCACGACCACGACCGTCAACGGCAACGTGGTCAACGTTTACGGTGCAACCGTGAACAATGCAACCAGCGGCAGCGGAGTAGGCACTGCGCTGAAGAATCTCTTGCCTTCTCTGGCAGGCGGAGCAGCAGGAACCGGGCTCCTTCTCGGCGGCGGGAAAACCATTGCAGGACTTCTCGGAAGTGGCGGCACTAAAGTTGCAGGACTTCTCGGAAGTGGTGCAACCGCATCATCAGCAGGTGGCGGATTGCTCTCCTCCGGAAGCTGGTTGACAAAATTGCTCGAACTCGGGTCTAAATCGTCCGTATACAGCTCAAGCGGAAAACTTATTTCTGTTCAGGGCGGCGTAGGCGGTTTCCTTTCAAAAATCGGAAAAGTCGCAGGAAGAGCTTCTGCAGGAATTGGTGCCGCTATCGAAATCGGAACTGACGCATACAAAGGATACACCAACTCAAAAAGCAAAGGTGAATCTAACGGAGCCGCAATCGGAAAGGGCGCCCTTAAAGGATTTTTGACAGGAGAATACGAGGATCTTAATGGTCCCTGGGAACGCATATGGGCAAACCTCAAAAACGGAGGAAAAGGAGCGCTAATAGGTACAGCCTTCGCTCCTGGCTGGGGCACCTTAATCGGCGCCGCTGCCGCACAAACCGCGAATGGAATCGCGCAAGGCATCGATAGCGGTTTTTTTGCCAACATATGGGAAGGTACCAAAAAATTCTTTGTAGAAGACCTGGGTAAATTCTTCACGCAAACCATCCCGAAAGGCTGGAACAGCTTCTGGGGAGCAATCTCGAACTTTTTCACGACCACAATCCCGACCTGGTGGGGCGGCTTGAAGGAGAAGGTCTCGACCTTTTTCACAGAGACGATCCCGGAGAAATGGGACGAAATGTGGGAAGGAATCGGCGCCTTCTTTACGGAAGACGTGCCATACGCCATAGGCTACGCCTGCGGTAAGATCGAGATCTTCTTCACCGAGACAATCCC